TGTCTCAAAGTATAATGCTTTTGCCTGTATACTCCTAACAGATATCCATAAACCTGGCGTTAGTTCTCCGTGACCCTTCTCTAAGTCATAGAGATACTCTTTCTTTACCCAAACCTTTCTAGGTGGTAGAGGATGAACTAAGTATGCCATTAATAATCCATGTAGATGTTGCCTGATATGGTAGTTCCTTCTTCTCCACTGTTTACCATATGGAATAGAAAGGATGGAAATATAATTATACTTCCTGCTTCTAGATTTGGTTTATAATCTAGTGGGAATTGTACCATCTCATTCCCTAGTTGATTTTGTATATCCTTGATAGAAGGATTTAAGAATGAAGTCTTTGAACATCTATCAACATAGATTACAAAACTCCATTGAGACTTAGGGTGTATGTGTACATCCTGATAGTCATGTTTGTTGTAAACATTCTTCCATACACGACCAAATCTAGGATTAGCACCCATCATTTGACCAAGATTCCTGTTCACTACCTCAGATAGATACTCCCAAGTATCTTGAGGAATAGACTCTGGGGTTTGTGTCCCGAATGTAGAAAGAGTCCTTGAGTCCCAAGTGTATTCAAATTCTACATCATGAAGTTTTATCCTGTCAAGATCAACTTGATCTTCAAAAATAGGTATAGCAAAAAGTTCTTTTTTCAACCTCCTACTGTATTCTTATAGTCCTGATCAAATAGTGCTAGACCTTTCTCTGTAAGTATATGATTGTACATCTTTTTGAAGACCGCAGGTGGTAAGGTAACTATATCTGCACCTACCTCAAATGCATCAGACACACTATGCACATCTCTAATAGATGCTGCTAGTATCTCAGTTCCTGTGATCATTTGTGCTGTAAATATATCACTAATTTGTTTTATCAAACCTATGCCATCAAATGAATTATCATCTACTCTACCTACGAATGGTGAGATGTATGTTGCTCCTGCCTTTGCTGCAAGTATTGCCTGTGCTGCTGAAAATATAAGAGTTACATTGACCTTAATACCTGACTGATTTAAAATCTTACATGCTTTTAATCCTGCAGGTGTACAAGGAACTTTAATTGTAGTTGCATCACCATACTTTTCTTTTAGTCTTTGACCTTCTGATACAAATATTCCTACATCATCAGTCACGATCTCCATACTTAGATCTGGTACACCCATACTGATTAGGTTACCATAGACTGTCTCTACATCTTCACCATTTTTCAATATGAGAGTTGGGTTTGTTGTTACCCCATCAATAAGACCTGTCTCCAGACCTTGCATAATTTCACTGCTGTTAGCAGTATCAAGAAAAATCTTCATTAAAATAATCTTTGCGGTAGTATCTACCTAGTATGTTACTATTATAATAGGCAGGGGTATCATCTGTCAACTTTTCTGTCAGGACATTATGAAGGAATAGTTGTCTGGTTTCCTCGTAGTTGGTCTTTCCGACGGATGGATGTAGGGATAAGATCTCTCTGGAAAAGTTCTCCTTTCCGTAGGTGGATATGTCGGCCTTGAGTTCTGGGGAACTTCCATAATACTTCTTCCAATCAGATTCAGAAGTGACTCTTCTCTTTCCACCCTTGGGTTTTCTTTTCTGTACGAAGTATTTTCTACCGATGTATTGCTTACCTGTTTGTATATTAGTAATCCTGTAGACGAAACCGAACTGACCGTCAATATCGTCAGAAGTGAAAGCTGTGCCTTTATATAACCAGGGATTTTCATAATCTAATGCCATGCTCCTATTTAGGAGGTCACACCATCAGCTCCTGCTCTTACTGCCATTAGTTTTTTCATTAGAATTTGTTTCTTAATCATATTTGCTTGCTTCTTTTTACCCTCTATCTGTTTCTGCTGTCCCTTAGTCATTGGTTTAGAACCACCTACTTGAGGTTTAGGATCTACTTGCTCACTTCTTACAATTTTTTCATCCTTTTCTCTCTTTCCTAAGTTTATTTTAATTTGTTTCTTAGAAATTTTAGGACCTCCTATTGGATCTCCATACTCATCTCTCTTCACCTGCTCTGCGGTCATTGGTTTAGCATTAGGTGCACCACCTGCTTCACCATCTCTTAGAGACTGACCAGTATCACTCTGCTTTACTTTTTTCTTTGCTGCTTTGTCAGCAGTTAGTATCTTCTTTGCTCTGTCTCTTCTATCTTCTTTCTGTTTCTTCAGAGCTGCTTGTCTCTTAGCATCTTGCTGACTCTTTACAGCACTTGCTCCACCACCAGTTTGTTTTTTCTCAGCTGCCTGAGAACTCAACTTTTTTACGGTGTCTTTCCCTGGTTTTATGTCTGGATTACTCAGACCTCTTACACCATCACGAACCATACCACCTGCTATTTGTGCTGCATAACCTAGAACTTCATCTAGATGATCTTCATCCCATCTAGTATCCCTTACTGTACCTACAAAGTATTCCTCTGCCTTTACCAGTTTCTTTTCTTTGTCTTTCTTTTTCTTATTTTTAAGGTATGCTGCCATAGCACCTGATGGTTTACCTGATCCTTTGTATAAACCATATGATGTTCCTTCATCCATCTCGTTTTTTCTTACATATTCTTTTCCACCTGCTCCTATATCAGTTACTTTAACTTTGATCTTTGATGGATCTTTAAGTTTTACTTTGACCATTTTCTTTTCACTTACATATTCTTCTTTCTTTGTCTTTTTCTTGACATTATCTTTATAGTATTTTGTTTTCTTTGGATCAGGACCTAAGAAGTAATCCATAGAAGAACCAGACTTATCATACTTAATTCCTTCACCTACCATTTTCTTAGCAAGTTTAGAAAAATGCTTGAGTCTCTTATCACCGTCTAATTTATTTCCTTTTCTAACTGACGCTGCTACAGGTGACTCTCCAGTCTTAGGATCTACATCATACATACCTTCTTTTACACCCTTAGTCTTCTTGCCTCTTCTATTGTAGTGGTCATCTCTTCTATCTCTTTGAATACCACCACCCAATGCTAGAGATCCATGAGGATTACCATAGCGTTTGTTTCTTGCAGCAGATCTTTTCCAATCAGGAATTAGATTATCTACCTTTGCTTCGTCAACAAACTTGACAGGAGATGAGACTGTACCTTTACCTTTAACATACCTTGTAGTTCTAGGATTTTTAGGATCATCACTCTTAAAATCTTTATGAATTTTATTATATGCCTTCCTAGTCATCTTGACATACTCTTCTCCCATCTCTCTTTTCTTCTTAGCAACTTTAAGATCCTGTAATCTGTTAAGAGCTGCTGCTAACTTTGCCTTCTTTGCCATGTTAGATGGTCTTTGAGACTGATGTACTACTTCATCTATGACTGTTACATCATATCCCTGATCCCAAGGTTGTGCAGGATTAATGATCTGCTGATCTGGTGTCTCCTCTACTTCGTCATGCTCTATGACTTTACCATTCTCATCTTTCTGATGATGCTCACTCAGTTTCTTTCTTCTATTTTGTTCTTTCTCTATTCTCTTCAACATAAATTTGTTAGCAGGAGATGACTGATCCATGCCACTAAATCTTTTGTGTGCTGCAGCAAGTTTCTCATCAGACTGTCTACCCATCTTTGCATCTTCTAGTAGATCTAGTTCCCACTCATACTCACAGTTCCATGCTCTAAGAGACTTATTAATTCTTGAGTCAGGATCTCTTGCAGTCTTAGCTGAGGTAAGTTTCTTTTTCATACCTTTCATTCTTGCACAGAATGATGCTCTTCTCTTGTTGCCTTTCTTCTTACTAGGTGCTTTTAGATCGCTGCCAGGATTTGCTCTCTCATATGACTTACGACCTTTCTCATTTAATCCACCTGATTTATTCTTTCCTTCCTTTCTTGTCCATGCTGCACTCTCTGATACCAACTCACCATCTGCTTTTACTTTATGTCCTTCTGGTATTGGTTTACATTTCTGATCATCGTTACAAAAATACTCTCCCTTACCACAGGTCTGCTCAACATTTAATGTCTTAGGATAGTTCTTATCACCAGGTTTTCTCTTAGGTTTACCTGCCTTGCGTCTAGCATGCATGTTAGCCCAGAGTCCTTTCTTTTCGTTTATGGTTGATGTAAAGGTATCAAACTTCATAACATCGACAATATCTACTATAGTATTTAGATAAAAAACATCTGATTGATTCTATAATTAGCACCAACAAATGAGTTATAATCCATGAATGCAGTGTGTTGTACATTCTGATGATATAAAATCATACGATTGTACTTCATTTTGACATATCCTAGATACTTATTGTCCTTAAAAAACGATGTACCACCAGAGCAATTCTCTGGAGTGTTTAAAAATATACCACTTGCTAAGTTTGTGGTTGATGGACAGTCAGTATGTGGTGGTAGATATTCATTACCATCACTCTGCATTACATTGACCATAAAACTGGCCTGACTCATGATAGATGTAATATAATCATCAGACAAACAGTTAGGAAAGTAAGTTTGTATGTAATGTCTGTATGTTTCTACAACAGGTTGCATATTATATGATACATTTATTGCTGCTGCAGGATATCCACCCCTATTAGTATGGGTTGTAGCAGGTATATCATCTATAAGTTTACGAACTAGATCTGGATTCTTATAAAAATTATCTACTACCAGTACACCTATGTCATCAAATAATTCTGTTTGTACTTTATGATCGTCACTTACCTTAAAAACAATACCTTCATTGATTATGTCTATCATTCCACTCCTTAAATGTTGTTTGATGTCCTGTCTCTTGACTAGGAGGTTCCTTGATCCCCTTCATCTTCTTGTAGTCGTTGTGCATCGCTTGGAGTAACCATGCTTGTGCTAATTGATGAGGACCCTCGGTCAACAACTGGATTTGAAATTTCGATAGACCAGCCTTCATCTCCAAATACTCCTTTCTCCACGATAATCGGTTCTCTTCTGTCATCTTCTTCCCATTGTTCTACTAATTTTTTTGCTTGACGATCAACATCACGCATTGTATTATCTATTTTAACATTGATCCACATCTTTTTCAAGTAAGCAATCAATCCTTTCAGCAAGAAAGAGATAGGAAACTTTTGTTTGTCTGCCCATCTCTCTGCTTGTGCATACCAAGGGTCTGTACCCTTGCCAAATTGTTTGTTAAAGTTTAAACCCACTGAATGAATTCTTTTTCATATCTTGTTTGATACCACCAACAATATATGACTCTACCTCAGTCTCTTGTGGTGCTACCTGTAGACCTTTGGAACTAATCCAATGAGTAGTCCAAGGTAATGGGTTTGCTCTCATAGCAATATCATATTGTGGTTTCAATCCTATTGCTTTCATTCTTTTGTTAGCAATCCATTCAACATACTGTGACAATAGTTTTTCATTTAGTCCTATCATACTACCATCTCTGAACAGATATTCTGCCCATCTCTTTTCCTCATCTACACACTTAGCAAATGCACTGTACAACCACTCTTCTTCTTCCTTTATGATCTCCTGCATCACAGGATCATCACCTTTTTTCCACTTGTCTAGTATGGTTTGAGTGACAACTAGATGTTGATTCTCATCTCTAGCAATAAGAGATACAATCTTTGCACTACCTTCCATCATCTTGAGTTCACCAAAGGCAAAACTACAAGCAAAGGAAACATAAAATCTAATGCCCTCTAGGATATTGACATTAGCAACAGCACGATAAAGTTTTCTCTTTACCTCTTTTATTTCTTGCTGATGTTGTGGTGTATCTTTCCAACCTTCTTTCCACCAATTACCATTACCCCATTCCTGTGCAGAATTTAAGAAGTCATCGTATGCAGCAGTAACACTAGCAGCTCTTTCTAAGATATTCTCATCATCAATGATGGTATCAAATACCTCTGATGGATCTGGATATATGTTCTTGATGATGTATGTGTAAGAACGACTATGAATCATCTCCATAGTTTGCCAGATGTTCATAGCACCTTCTAGTTCTGGTATAGAACAGTAGGGTGCAAGTGCTATGCCAGGTGCTCTTCCCTGTACACTGTCAAGCATGATCTGATACTTCAAGTTAGAAGTATAGATATGTTTTTGTTCTGGTCTTAGTGTCTCGTAGTCAGCACGATCTTTCTGTAGGGACACCTCTTCTGGTCGCCAGAAGTATCCTAACATTTGTTGTGTTAACTTTTCAAAAACAGGGTATCTGTACTCATCATATCTTTGTATTCCAAGAGGTGCTCCGAAGAACATTGGTTGTTTTTTAGCATCGACTTGATCTCTATTAAAGACAGTCATTCCCTCTACTTTAGATTGCACAGGCATCGCATTCATTGGCGGTTGATAGGTTGTCTAGTAAGTTGTCTAATGTACATTCTTGTGATTTATCTTCTTCTACTTCTACTTCGTCAGTTTTGTTATCATATGTGTTCTGATAATAAGATGTCTTCCACCCATACTTAAATGTAGTTAAGAAGTCTTGTGCCATTACTGTCACAGGTACTTCATTGTCAGGGTAGTTCTCTGGATTGTAACTCCAGTTGCCACTAATTGCTTGGTCAAAGAACTTTTGCATAACAGAGACAACTTTGATGTAACCATCATTGCCTTTCATTTCCCATAACAAAGTATAATATGATTTCAACGATTGATAAGACGGAACAATTTGCTTAAGAGGACCTTTCTTGGACTTCTTAATGGACAAGTATCCCCTAGGGGGTTCGATTCCGTTTGTTGCGTTAGACACAACGGAACTGCTCTCCGATGGCATCTGTGCGGACAATGTTGAGTTCCGTAATCCGAACTCTCTGATAGAATCCCTAAGAGATGACCAATCATATTTTAAATTGTTCTGTACAATCTCATCTACATCCTTCTTATATGTATCAATTGGAAGTATTCCATCAGCATATTTTGTTTTGTCAAAATATCCACACTTTCCTTGCTCTTTTGCAAGTTGATTTGATGCCTTCAGTAAATAGTATTGAAACGCTTCTGTAAGGTCATGAACCAACTCCCATGCCTTTGGATCATCATAAGATACATGATGCTTGGCAAGGTAATGTGCCAACCCAATGTACCCAATACCAAGTGACCTACGATTTATGGTTCCTATCTCTGCTGCCTTGACAGGATAACCTTGGAAATCAATCAAAGCATCTAATCCACGAACAGATAAGTCACATAATTCCTCAAGTTGATCAAGATTTCTTAGAGTTCCTACATTTATAGCAGATAATATACACAAAGCAATCTCACCATCACGATCATCTATATGTTGTAGTGGTGTTGTAGGTAGAGTTATCTCCTGACAGAGGTTACTCATCTCTACTTTATCCTTAAATGAACTATGACTATTGACATGATCCATGTTCATCAAATATATTCTACCTGTCTCTGCTCTCTCTTTTAATAGGTCAAGGATTAGTTCTTGAGCGTTGACTGTGGTTCTGGGGATTGATTCATCCAATTCGTAACTGCAATATAACTCATCAAACCTATCGGTCCCAAAACTCTCATACAAATCAGGAACATCATGAGGGGAAAAAAGCGTGATTTCTTTATTTTCGATAAACCTTTCATAGAATAATTTAGATAATTGTATCGAGTAGTCTAGTTTTCTTACTCTGTTGTCCTCTGTCCCTTTGTTATTTTTGAGAACAATGATGTCACGGATTTCTTTGTGCCAGATAGGAAAGTGGACTGTTGCTGAACCACCTCTGATGCCGTTTTGAGTACAGCATCTGACAGTTGCCTCGAACTTTTTAAGGAAGGGGACAACACCTGTATGTTGAACTTCTCCACCCCTGATTTTACTGTTGATCCCACGGATTCTCCCTGCGTTAATACCGATACCAGCCCTCTGTGCGACATATTTGCCAATAGCCATATCACTGCTAAAGATACTATCGAG